CCCCGAAGGAGGTGAAAACGCAAGACGGGAAGAAATACCACCGGTATTAGGGAAGCCCGCGGATATGGGGCGGGATGCGTTTATAACCATCAGTGCTAACCCCGGTTAATGGGTAATAGAAAAGCACCTTGTCAAATTTGCAGAAAACAGAGATCGCTGAAATGGGATTGGCCAAATTATTTAATTTGCTATAGCTGCAAATATGGCGATAATTAACTATATCTTTATACAGGGTTAGCCTCTTTTATTGGAGATATGGTATCGGAAACGAATTTATTATACCCGGCTCATACGTCGGGGACGAAATACATTAATATAGCGAAGGATCTTGCTGCTTCGAATGGAAAGAATGAAGAAATAACTACACGTGATGGGCATCTTTATGCATACATAGTGGAGTTACAGTCTTTTGCTTCTGCAGATAGTTTTAATCAAATTATTACTATCCCTAATACGTGGCGTGTACGTAATGCATTTAGGAAGTTCCATTTTGCTAGAGAACATATGTTCGAACAAGCTGGCTTAACTAAATCGGAAATGGGAAAGTATGGACAAACTATGAGGCCATACATGACTCTTTCGCACCGAAAAGACGGTGAACTTGATCCTAAAGTTGCCGATATCGGTGGTGAAGGCGTAGATCCTGTCGCAAGAGATTACACCGGTGGTGAATGGAGCTATACTCAGCTCGCATCTTCCCCGACTGTTCTTGACACACAAAATGCGGGGACACTAAATTTACCTTTGGCTGATTCTTGGAACATACATGTTTTGGGTGGTTCAAAAAGTGGCGCGGACGCTGGAGGAGTAAAAGTATGGGACTCCGTCGGAATGGTTAATGCATACAATCAAGATAGAATGGACCAAATGCCAGATGCGGATGATACTACTTATCCTGGTTCTTCAGTTGAGGGTTTGAATAATCCATTAGCAAGTCTACGAACACAATCACTAACTTCTGGTGAGATTGTGGATATTGCTAAAGATCAAGAAGAAGAGAAACCACCATATGATATTCTTGATAATGGGGATTCTCAAGATGGTGTGTATGCGCAGACATTCTTCATGAAATCTGCAGGCGAAGCATCAACACGAAGGCTAGGTACAATCGTTGTACCTGCTGGATTGATGGCTATACAATCATCAGCTACTAACGGTAACGGATTGATTCTTAACGTAGTAGGTAAAGTACTCTGTAAGGATTTAGAATGAAGTTGAATTTGACAACGGAAGGAAAATTGCCTGATCACTTCTGGAAAATGTTGTTTGTTGTTGTGGCGTGTGTGTGCGGCATAAATTCCGACTCAATCCTACTAATGGTGGGTGTTTGAGTGGCACGGCAAACAATAGTCCTTTCTCACGGTACTGACGATGAGAAAATAAGGGAGTTAGAGAATAATCCTAACATAATTATTCACGAAAGACGAACCGATGGATATGATACGGTACATCAGTTACCTTTGCATATAGATCCTAATTTTAAGTATATGAGATATAGAACTACGTATGTATACGAAGTTATTCCTGAAAAAAAGTCCCCTAGTCAGCATCCGAAGAAGCGGGGTTCGGTCCCGGTTAGTAGAGCGAAGACGCTAGGGGACACCGATGAATTCATCAGTGCGTTTTGGATTAATGGTAAACCCAAATGCAGAGAGGGTTATAGATACGATTTTATTAGCAAGATGTGTCGCCTAATAAAATGACGAATCCAAATGGTGTTAAGTACAAATGCCCTCGATGTGGGCATATAACGATCAGTACATTTACGAAAGTACACTCGCACTCGAGTAGGAAATGTGGAGCTGTAGGGTGTCAGCGAAGTTTAAGTAGAAGACACATAGTCGAATAAATGTGGCTTGGAGCGGTGAAGGTGTATGGTTCAATCAATATACCAACGAAGTTGAAGTTGTAAACGGAGTTTATTGTGATTGTTGGGATTGTACATTTATGATCCCTACTGATCAGTTAATTGACGGTGGAGTATTTTTTACGAAATCCGAATACAATGATCATAAAGAGAAAAGACGACGGGCATATTTTGACCGGAAAGAACTGCTAAGAGCTGCTAAGGACGGCATGGCACGTACGAAGGAGCAAACGGAGATGGAGGCGATTTGGGAAGGTCGCCCCATCCCCACATTTTTTGATATTAACGCTGGGGTTTGGAGAAATTATGAGAATCCAGTTCACGAGTTTGAGAGAAAATTTGGTTACTGATCAAATTACGATACATGAAACCGGAGTTTCTAAAGACCAATGGCCTCCGGTGGGTAAGTCTAGCGACACCCCGAAGGAGGTGAAAACGCAAGACGGGAAGAAATACCACCGGTATTAGGGAAGCCCGCGGATATGGGGCGGGATG